AGATGTTGATCCGCCCGCCGCCGATGGACGCGCCGACGACCTCGAGCTTACGGCCCGACGCACCGGTCAGCCGCAGCACCGCCGTGTTGGGGTGCGCACCGCGCAGGTTTGTGGTGCCGATCTTAAAGTGCAGCCCGGCCTCCTTGGCAATAGAAAAGCTGTGCGGGATGCGGTCATCGTCCGGCTGCATGCCCAGCAGCCCGGCGACAAGCGCCCGATCCGTGCCGTGGCCGCGCCCCGTGGCGGCAAAGCTGCCGTAAAGCAGGATCTCGGCCTCGGCAGGCTGCTCCCCCAGGAGCCGCCGCGCCGTGCTGCCGATGCGCACCGCACCCGCCGTGTGGCTGCTGGACGGCCCCGTCATGACCGGGCCGAGCACATCAAATAACCGCATAACGGACACCTCACTTATAAAATGGTATAGAATGAGTATAGCGGATTTGGCGCGGGATTGCAAGGCACGAGCAGAAAAGGGTGGAAAATATAAAAAGAATCAGCCGACATTCAACGTGTTAGCGTTAAATCGGCTGATTTGGCGGAGTAAGAGAGATTTGAATTTGTTACAATGTGCGCTATGGTGTGGAAGATTGATTGTTTACGAAAAATATACGAACCAATGCGGTTTATGCGGTGAAGTGTGCGTTGAGGATCCGTGTGGCTTCATCGACGGCGCTGGCCTTGGCCTCGGCGTACCAGCGCTGGGTTGTCAGGATGTCGGCGTGGCCCATCAGCTCCTTGGCGACCTGCGGGCTGATGCCGCACTGTACCAGCGTGCTGGCGAACTCATGCCGGAGCTGGTGCGCGGTGAAGTCCGGCTCCATGATCGTCTTGTACAGGGGCGCACCGTCCTTCGATTTCTTGCCGGTTTTATAGCGCTTGCCGCTGTCGTGGGCGTGGCCGATGTTGATACAGTATTGCAGCCAGGCGTTCTGATACTGACTCTTTGTCATGGGCTTTGCGCCGCCGAACAGAAAAGCTTCGTCGGCCAGGCCGTCTAGGCGGCTGCCGAGCGCATCCTGCAGGGGCTTGAGGATCGGCACGGTGCGGTAGGCGCTGTCGGCTCCTCCAGCTCGGGGTAGTTGTTGTGCCAGACCACGGCCTTGCACACGCGGATCGCGCCGTCAGCGAGGTCCTTCTTCTGCAGCGCCATCACCTCGCCCAGACGCAGGCCGGCGTACATCATGATGGCCGGGCAGAGGCCGAAGCCCTCGGGGTGGGCCTTAACATCAGCGATCTCCTGCTCTGTGGGGGCGCGCCGCTTGGTCTGGGGCAGGCCCTGCGGCAGCTTGAGCAGCGTGCAGGGGTTCGCATCGCCGTGCATCTCGGCGCACCAATACTGCCAGATCAGGGAGAGCACCGACTTCTGCCCGGCAATGCTTTTGTAGGCGTAGCCCTGCGCGGCCATGTGCATCAGCTCGCGGTTGATGTCGGTGCCGGTGATCTCGCGCATGCCCTGCCCCTCAAACCAGCCCTTGGCAAGCTCCACCTTATGGCGGTAGCCCCGGCGGGAACCGTACTTGATGCACGGCTCCTTGGCGCGCCAGAACGCCTCTGCGACCTCGCAGAAGGGGTCTCCCCTGTCCCGGCGGGTGCTGGCCTCTATGAGGGCCGCGTCGAGCTTGGCCTGCACCTCCTTTGCGGTGTGGCCGTAGAAGTGGCGGGTCTTGCCATCAATGACGCGGCAGCGCTCGATCAGGCCGTCCGCGCGTTTTTTTGTTTTTGCCATGTAAAAACCTCCTTGCGATACACTTTACAAGTGCGGCCAAAAGAGGTATAATCGCAAATGCTAGGTGTGCGATGACCCCGTTTGGGCGAGCCGCTTTTCTGAACGCTCCACGGTTGCAGCCGTGGAGCGTTTTTTTACTTCAGGCGATCCAGATTGAGTTTATAATACTTTTCCTTGCCGATTCTTTGAATAATCAGGTAATTGTTTTCCTCGAGATCATGTAACCGCGTGACGATTGTCGATTTTGAAACGCCTACCAGCGCAATCAAGTCTTTCCTTGCAATGCCAGCTTCTGAAAATAAGCTGGCTTGCACAAGATAGAAAGCAAGCTCCTTATTTTTCTTGGAGTTAAGAATTTCATCCTGATTGGCGCGTTGGCTGTAAATCTGCAAATCGTCTGCACGCTGCACAAGCGCTTGCTGAAGCTTATTGATGGCTTCTAAAACAATTTCCAAAAACCATAACACAAAGGGGGTCATATCTGCACGATTTCTTGGGTCATTACATAACTTGAAGCTGTCGCCGTATTGCTTTAGGTTTTCTTTTATCGTATATGACAATCTGTAACCAACCAGCGGATCGAGTTCCTGTGCGAGCAAAAAACTGCTGATAAAACGCGAGAGGCGCCCATTCCCGTTATAAAATGGGTGTATATAGCCAATCAGGTAGTGCGCCCCCGCAATCCGTATCAACAAATCAACGGAATCATCTTTAAGAAATGCGAGAACTTTTTCAACTGCATCATGGATTGCGCTTTCAGGTACAAGCCCATGGTGGATTTCCTTTTGTGCGGCATTTGTAACAGAGACGGATTCTTTCCGAAACAATTTTCCATCAGGCATATCGTGAGGATTCTCTTCAATGACCTCTTTCAAAACGAGATCATCATAAATATTGCGCACATCCTCGCAAGTATCCAGCTTTATGCTTTCCCTGTTAGAAAGCATTGCATACTTCATTACCAATCCATAAAAACGCTTATCAGATTTCTTATTTTCCAGTTTTTCAATAACTTCCCGTATTTCGTGCCGGGTGCTGTTTACGCCTTCGATGTCGTTTGTTAATACAATTTCATCAACTAAGCATCTGCTTGTAAACTGCTGAATAGCTACACCCGGAAGCTCGTTACGCAGTGCCCGAACCTGTTTATCTGTTTTATGGATTTTGACAATCAGCTGCATTATTTCCAGTGTGGGACAAATAAATGCCGGATTATCGTGTATGCAGAAATCTAAATGTATTGTATCAGCGTCCTGAAACCGATTACGATAAATGGATTCGTACTGTCCGGGTTGTGAATATTTCAATTTATATAACGATTCATAAGGCATTGCTAGCGCCTCCCTTCTAAATAAAAATACGAGATTTTCACATGAAAAATATGCAAATCCATGGAAACAAGTCCAAAAAGTGACTTTATTTGGACTTGTTTATTTGATTATACCTGCTTTACACACAAAATCAAGGCGTTTTTGTTTTTTGAGGCTTTACAACTTCCTACACAGGCCGACGGCCTTGCCCTCGATGGTGATGGTGTTCATATCCTCGCCGATGCGCAGGATAGTCGGAAATGTGGGGTTTTCGGCGCGGAGCTCGATATGATCATCGAACAGAAACACGCGCTTGAGGGTGGCTTCGCCATCGATCAGGACGGCAGCGACCTCGCCGTTCTCGACCATCGGCTGGCTGTGAATGGCTACGACATCGCCGTCTTTGATTTTTGGCTCCATGCTGTCGCCCTGGCATAGCAGCGTGAAGTCGACGTGCCAATCGCTGGGGACTTCATCGTAGGCCTCGACATTCTCCTCCGCGAGGATGGGTGTGCCGCAGGCGATTTGCCCCACACGCGGAATGCGGTCCCGCTTCGGCAGTGGCTGGAACCCGGCGGGGATGGATATCTCTTTCGCAGTGTCAATCCCCATCAAATACGCAGTAGTAGTATTCAATGCACGCGCAAATGCGATGACCTTTGACTGCGGAATATCGGCTTTTCCGTTTTCGATTTTGCTAATAGATGATTTATCCTTATAACCCATTTTTTTTGCCAGCTCCTCCACAGTGAGGCCAAGTTCAATGCGGCGGGCACGGATTCTTTCATAAATGGTTGACATATATTCACCTCTTTCACTTGTATCATAGCACATCGTGGAATTCCATTCAAGTTTTTTTGATAAAACACAGCAAAAAAACTTGACATGGGATAGTGAGGGTGCTAATATGATAGTGGAATAAAAACACACAACAGGAGATGGAGA